CCACGCCTTGTGTCCTGCGGCTGTTCGTGTCTCTCTGGGCTCCTGTCGAATTGCCAAGCATCGAACCTCACCAGCCGGGTCCTGTCCAGGCACGAGCAGCATCTGGATGTGTCCCACGTGGATGTCGCCCTCGGCCTTGTCGATGATTCCGGTGTCCTTGTCGCGGGTGAGCCCATACAACGGGCTGTAGCGGAATTCCATCACGCCCTCGGACTCAGGCAGCGCGTTGGGCCAGCGGCACTTGTACCCGTCGATGGTGTCGGCCTCCACGTGAAGCAGCTTCACCTCGCGAGTGCGTATCACCCAAGGCAGCACCGGCCATGTCTCGCCTCCGTGCTCGTATGTTCCAAGTCCATAGTCATCCAAAGCAGGCATCAGTACTCCGTGGCGCGGCATGCGCCGGTTGTGTCGAAGAACACGGTGGCGTGGCCGCCTGCGTTCTCCTCGCGGTATCGTTCACCAAACTGGCGGCCCTTGCTTCCACCTCCATTTACGCCAACCTCGAAGCCTGTGACGCAGGGGCTCGCCGGAAGCTGGCAGCCGATCATCAGGACGCCCAGCAGGAAGATGATCACGAGCATCACCCGGCGCAGGACCTTGTCAAAGGTGATGTCAGCCCCGATCAGCAGCATGAAGCTGGTGACGGCCGAGGCGATGCCAATCACGATGCCGAAGCCGGCAAAGGTGATGACCACGAATGGGGTCAGGTACGTTTCAATCATCAGAACACCTCGCGCCCATCGTCGGGCGGGAACACTTCCTCATCTTCGATCTCGGGCCAAGCACGGCTTCCGCCATGTTCCTTGTCCCACGCATCCCGCATCGTTTGGAGGCTCGGCATGTCGTACACTCTCACCTGGCTTCCATCGACTCGGGTGGATCGGCTCTTGGGGAAGCCGAATGCCTTGAGCTTCTGGCCGAGGGCCACCTTGTGGAGCGGGTGAAGCTCGCGGACATCCTTGCAATACGACAGGTAATCATCCCACAGCAGGGTGAACACCAGAAGGGGTGGCCATGACTCGGCAGTCTTGCGCTCCAGCAGCTTGCCGGTTGCGAGCTTGTCCAGCCACCAGTCCTCGATGCTGGTCAGGCTTTGGTCGCTCTGGGCCTTGAGCGCGTCGGTCTTGGGGGCGTTGTAGACATCGAAGCCGGTGAGGTCGATGTTGAGCAACAGGTGGAGCAGCGCCTCACGGCCACCGTTCTCCATCTCTTTGCGCATGGCCTCGAAGTAGGCATTGTCTTGCCTGCGGTCATCGGTGAGCTCAAGCACTAGGTAGCGGCGCTCGTGCGGGCCGGAGTCCACCACCCAATCCTCATTCGAGGCCATGATCAGGTGAATGTGGTTCTCCACCAAGCCGGTGATGTTGACACCCTTTCCCTCGGAGCTTCGGTGAGACTCGGTGATCATCGTCTTCAGGTTGCCTAGCTTGCTCCGGTCGGCTGCGAAGAATGCCTCATCAGCGAACACCACCACCTTGTTGTCAAGATGAGACGTGAACCGCCCCACCAGCTGTTCGCTCGCTGATGCCGTGTAGTAGTGCGAGGGGTCCCAGAGTGAGCCAAACCAATTCGCAAACGTGGACTTGCCTGTGCCGCGCGAGCCCTTCAGGACGATAGCAGCCCCTCCTGGCTTCTCTGGGTGTTGGACCGCCCTGGCCATCCACTTCACCAGGTACTCGAAGCTGGCCTCATCTCCGCCACAGATATTGTCTCTCAGGTGCTCCATGTAAAGCTGACATGAACCCTCATCGCTGGGCTCAACGGCAAACCCTCGGTATTGGTTGTACAGGCCCTTTGCCTTCTCCTGATCCGATGTGAAGCAGACCCCATCGAAGTCTCGGCGCTCAGGGTGGGTCATCCACCAGTCGCCAAACCGCTGGATCTTGACCTTGAGTGGGTCATTCTCGGTCGGCGCAGGGATGAACACCGATTGCTTGCTCAGCTTGTCTTTGAAGTCTCTCACCCCCATCCGGTTGGCCAGCGGATCTTCTTTGTCCATCATCATGACAAAGGTCTTGCCGCCAAAGGGTCCAATCACCGCATACCGCGAATTACCCCAGGCCAGCAGGGCTTCGTGGTCATCCGGCGGCACCGCTCCGGCCGGCACGCTTGAGGGTGAGGTGATGATTGCCTCGCGCACGCTCTCCTTCTTGGCCATCTCGGTCGCCACGGCATCCTTGCCGCGCTCGATCTGGCGCGTGACGTACTTGAATGTGTCCTCCTTCTGGGCGAAGTTGTGCTCATTGATCGCCCAAGACTCGTTGAGGAAGATGCCGGCCTTGACGTTGTCAGGCACCTCGCGGCGCTCAAGCTCGCATGAGATGTGGAACACGGTCAGGGAGCGGTCATGCGCAGCGGGCTTCTCGGGCTCCTCGATGATGTTCCAGCCGTGGAGGATCGTGGCCACTGTCTCGGGGCGCAAGCCCAACGCCTCAAGCGGCTTGGTGTCCGCACCCGTGAACACCTCGACATCATCGCGGGACACGTTGACCGGCGAGCCCTTGGCGCTGATGGTGACGGAGCCGGCGTTCATCTCGGCCTTGCTCGGCGCGCACGGCATGGACTGCTTGACGAACACCTGCTCAGGGTTGTGCTTGACCAGCGAGGTCTCGCGAGTGACTCGGCCCAGATTGCGCTTCTTCTCGTTGGGCCGGTTGTCGATGCCAGGCAGTCGCGCCACGCGGTCCACGTTGTGGCAATTGTCGGCATCGAAGCCCATCTCAAGCGCGCGGTTGTAGCACTCGGCTTCCTCGGCACACTCCTTGGTTCCATCGAGCTGGATCGGTGGATCGAGCTTCCAGAAGCCCCAGTAGCCGTTGCCGCTGTCCACCACGAATGTTGGCTTGTGGACCTTGCCTGCGTCGCCGAGGCTAGGCAACTCCTCAAACAACAGGCGCGTCATGCGGTCCTGAGCGTCATCCCAATCCTCACCGTCATGCGGATCAAGGTCAACGTGGAGGTAGCGCACCTCCGTGACTTCGGTCTTGAGGGCCTTGCGGTCAGGGGCGTTGTTGGGGTTGACGTGAAAGTAGAGGTTGTGGCCGTCAGCTGCGCGCTGCTCGATCCATGCGCCGCATTCATCGGCTTGGACAGGCGCGAATCGCTTCGCCTTCGGTCCACCACCCTCGATCGGGAATGCCACCAGGTCCCAGGGACCTTCGGGCGCGTACAGCTTCAGGAATTCAATTGACTCAACGGCGCTCACGGTGGCACTTCCTCATCAGCAGATGTTGTAGCAGCAGCTTCGGGTCCAGGCCCTTTGTATTCATCACCGCGAGGGCTTCGAGCTTCTCGCGGTTCACGACGCTGAAGAAGTCAGCAGCCGTGGCCCCATCGAACAGCAGGTGACGGTCAGCGATCCGCGCAAGCAGGTAGACGCTCCCCCCTGCGTTCCAGCGACGGCGGTGCCATATGGCTTGCTCCTTGGTCCATGTCGAGCACTTGACGATCGTGTCGGCTCGCTTGGGCCATTCGTGAATCACCTTGAGTTCAAGCATGCCGTGAAGCCAGTTCACGTCAGGGGTGCCGGGGTGGCACCGGCCGTTCTCGATCGCGATGGGGTCCGCACCAAGGGGCTTGAGGGCTTTGATCACAGCCCCACGGTATGCGGCCTCGCTCACAGCACGATCTCGCGCGGATAGTCAAGCATCTCCACTTCGGCATCCTCGAACATCTGCTCAGACAATTCGCCCAAGTCGAGATCGCCATCCATCATGCAGCGAGCCTGGTGCGTCCCCTTGCTGGGCGGATACACAACAGCCTTGATACCTGCCTGGATGATGACTCCTGCGCAATCGGGACATGGAATGCCGATGTTGCAGTAGAGGGTCGCTCCAGTCAGATCTGCGAAGCTACTGGTGATGGCGTTGACCTCAGCGTGGACCACTACGGGGTATTTGTATGCTCGATCTTCATACCACTCGGGCCGGTCTTTCACCCCGCGCGGGAATCCATTGTAGCCTAATCCGAGCACGGCGCGAGTGTCCGTGTCGATGATGACGGCTCCCACCTTCGTGCTCGGGTCCTTGGACCACGACGCAACCAGATCCGCGAGGGCGTAGAAGCGGTGGTGCCACTTGAGTCTGCGGGCCATCTCCTCGGCCAGCTTCTGCTTGAGTGCTTTGTTCATAGGATCTGCTTCCGAAACATCTGGACATCGAGCTGCTCCGTGGGCGATCCGTTCTTGGACGTGTGGGAGCCGGTCACGATCTTGGTGCTCACCCCGAGATCCTCGGCGGCTGCCTTGATCATGTCGTTCAACTCCTCAACCTGCTCTCTGATGTTCTTGGCGCATTCTTCAACGGTCATACTTCGATCTCCTTTGCATCGCCCCAGGTGGGGCCGATGTCGATGTCCACTTTGAATGGGACGTTGGCTGGCATACAGTTGGACATGATCTCTGCGCAGTCTCGCGCGTCACCAGGCCCTTGGAATGAGCCGTCAAGCTCGTCGTGAACCTGAAGCTGAAGCCAGTGGCCGGCCTTGTCTGCCTCCACCATAGCCTTCTTGGTCTGATCGGCGCTAGTGCCTTGGATCAGGCGGTTGAGTGCCTTGTACACCCAATCGTAGGTTCCCTTGTCGGTCTGCGGGAAGCGGCAATGCCGGCCTCCGGCCGTGATGATGTAGCCTCGTTGCTCAGCAACCGCTTGACACTTCTTTGAGAGCATCTTGAGGAATGGCAGCTTGTTGTTGAACGTGTTCAGCAACTCTTGGCCTTCCTCACCGGCCACCTCGACAACCTCACCATCGAAGTCCACCTTGTGCCTCACTGCTTGGTGCAGGCGCTCGAAGTACGGGGTGTGGTCGGTGTACTCCTCCTGAAACACCGCAAAGCGGGTCGGCAGCCCGAGCCCTCGGCAGAGCTTCGCTCCACCCATGCCGTAGACCAGCCCGAGGAAAATGGCCTTGGCCGCATCACGCGTGACCCCAGCCATGTCGGCCATCATCTGATGATTGTCGGTGTCGGGGTTGTCGCGGTACGCTTGGGCGGCTTCGCTCGCCTTGGGAAGGTCCATGGCCTCGGCGTAGTGGATGGTCCATCGGGGTTCCTGCTGCGAGTAGTCCAGAGCGCCCCACACCGCCCCATCTTCCGGCAGGTAGATGGATCGCCAGATCTGTTTGAACTCCTTGCTGGCCGGCTGCTGTTGGAGGTTTGGCAGGGAGCTGCTCAAGCGACCGAAGGCAGCGCCGGACTCATCACCGAAGTCGGACGTGTTCCTGAGCTGATTGAAGGTGGTGTGGATGCGGCCGTTCACTTGGTGCGTGCGGATGGACTTCACGAACGTGGACCGGAGCTTGTTGTACTTGCGGGCCTTGGCGAGGGCGAGACCAGCCGGGTGATCCACGCCGTTGAGCACTTCCTTGTCCACCTTGGGCTTGCCGGTGGGGGTCTTGCCGACCTTGAGCCCAAGTCCAGTGAGGATCGGAGCCACGGCTGCGGCCTTCCAGCAGTTGTCCAAACCAAGCTCGATGCCGGTGTGGTGCTTCACCTCGGCGAGGGCTTCAAGCTCGGCCTTGAGGGCCCATTGCTCGATCCAGTCGAGCTTGTCGAAGTCGATGAGCACTCCCCTGCGCCGCATCTTGATGAGCACCTTCTGTACTTCGCGCTCGATCTTCCAAACACCCTCGATGCCTTGCGCCGCAATCTCGGCTTCCTGCTTGGCGAGGATCTCCAGCGGCAGGGCGGCATCCTCGGTCGCATACGGGCCGACATAGCGGGCCGGCAGCCTCCACAGCTCAGCCTTCTCATTGAACCGGAACAGGGCTGCGGCTTGCTTCAACAGCACCTCATCCTTGCCGACAAACCCGAGGCGCTTTGCGATGTTGTCCAGGCTGTAGCTTCGGTGCAACTCGTGGATCAGCGGGGCCGCCACTTGAACGTCGCGCAGCTGGCACGGGCCTTCGAGGAAGTCCACCTTGTACTGCGCGAGCCAGTCAAGATCGTAGCCGAGGTTGGCCCCCACGATCTCGCCATCGAATTGCCGTGCTTGGACTTCGAGGTAGGCCAGCACGTGCTGCGGGTTGAGGTTGTCGCCTCCCTCGTGCGCAATCGGAAGGTAGTGCTTGGGCCCTCCCTCGATCGCGAAGCTGATGCCAGCAAGGTGGCTCCCCTCGCGCCGCACGCCAGGCCCCAGCGTCTTGAGCTTCGGGTCGCAGGTCTCGACATCGAGCCCAACCCTTCCCCCGCGCGGCCAGTCCGGCAGATCGCCGAGCTTGGGCGGTCGCCAGTCAGACGGCAAGTCAGCAAAATGTTTGTAGAGCAGGAGCCCTGTCGGCTGCTCGGCCGGCGCAGCCTTAGCCATTCGGATAGCACTCGGTGGTCAGGTCATCGATGATCGTGATGACGCCAGGAAGCTGCGAGATGTCCCAGTTGCTACACAGGATGACAATCACCGTCATCTCGGAGGCGTCCGTGATTCCGTTGGCGAGGAAGAACTGCTTGAGGGTCCGCATGCCAACGTAGCCGCGCGCTCGGCGGTTGTGGCTGTGAGCCATCTCCAGCAGCTTCTCGGTGTAGTGCTTCGCCTTGATCAGGTCCTGCACCCCATTCTTCTTGCGGTGGCGGGTGATGTACTTTGTGGCGCATCCTTCGAGGTAGCCCACGCCGTACTTCTCGATGAGGTCCCAGTGCTGGAACCCTGCTTGATAGTGGTCGCCAAACTCCTGGCGGTCATTCGCTGACATCGATGTGGTCCTCAATGTAATCGGAGAGCCGCACGGGGTGCTCGCCTTGGAATTGGTTGATGAATGCCTGGACCGGCTTGGGGAAGCTGTCCCACCGTTCCTTGATGACCTTCCAGGCGTTCTGGTGCGGGGTCCGCGCGTTGCGGTTCCCCATCTCAATTTCATCGTCGCACCACAGGTAGAACTCAACCATGTCGAGCGCAACCAGCCACTGCTGCTCAGGCAGGCTCAGGGTCTCATTGATCCCGAGGATGTGGTCAACGGATGACTCGGCCCCTTGGAGTGCCTCCTTGAGGTAGGGGAAGGTCTGCTTGGCCGTGTACGGGGTGTCGCCGACAAACCGCTCAGCCACGTCATGGAACATGCACGCGCGGATCAGCCGGGTGCTGGGCTCCGGGTGAAGCACGAGCAGCATTGCCGCGACGTTGTACTGATGGAAGCCGTTGCTGTAGCTTCCGTGGTGGGGGACGATGTGGCTGCGCTCGATCTTGGACGCCTCCCTGATCGCCAGGACCTTGGTGAGTTGGCTCACCGCTCCGTGAAGAATGCTCATGCTTGCCGCCTTTCAATCCACTCGGTACAGGCCAAGCGCCAATCGCTCGCGCTGATCATCTCGGCGTGCTCAAGCGCGCCTTCAGGGTCCTTCGCCTTGTGGGCTTTGTATGCCTCGACAGCAGGGGCCAGCACCTCACCAAAGAAGTGGCTGCGGCACTCGGTCCAGTCGATGCTGCGCGGGTGGCGGCTGCCGATGTAGGCAATGTCCGCGTCGATGTCCTCCTGGCTCGCGCCGAAGTTGAGCGGTGTAGCCTCGATGCCTCCTGACTCGTGGGCGATCGAGTAGGGATTGAACGTGTCGATGTCCGCGCGGTCAGCAGCCAACAAC